GTCACGGCCAACCACGAGGCCGAACGCAACTACGGCAGTGGTGACACGCTTGGACACCACGTCTTTGACTTGCTGACCCTCGGCAATCATGCCGGGAAGGCCAAGGGGCATTGCAGCAACAGCTGCCCCGAATGCTTCTTGAATGGGCATGGCTTACGCTCCTTTGCCAACTGATTGCAGATAGGCCGTGCCGAGGCCCTTGACGTATTCGGCACGCGCGTCGGTCGCAACCGTCACGCCAGTTTTCAGCGCATCAGCTACCGGATCGCCCTTGGCCGCATCCTCTGACAAGATGTCAAAGCGCGCATCGACATAGGCGTCAGATTTGCCGCTCAGGGCTGCGTCGCCCAGAACCGCCACGACAACGGCCTTGCGAATAGCTGCGTCGGACAGGCCGGCCGTTGCCAGGTCCTTGGCGATTGCCTTGGCCTTGCCGATCAGATCAGCGCGGGCAGAAACCTTGGCGTCAATATCCGCGTCGGACAGTGTTGCCTTGGCCATATCGGCAATCTTGGCGTCCTTGGCCGCCAGTTCGACGTCCTTGGCCGCCAGTTCCTCCGCCGCCTTCTTTTCGGCTGCGGTCATATCCTTCATCAACTTTTCAAGCGCCTGCGCGCCCGCGTCGGTCGTCACGACGGAAAGGCCGTCGATCTGGACTGTCCGCGTCTGGATGGCGTCTGCCATGATAGCGTCCTTTTCGTCTGTGATAGGGGATGCGCCCCACCGCGCCGCAGTGATTGGTTTACTGTCACCGATTCTTGCTAGTGGCCCGGCGCGTCCTGCCGCCACAATAGCGATGTGGTTTCCCACGATGTTTGTTTGCCGCGCCTGATACGCGGTCCCGTCCGGTGCTATCCCATCGCCCCAGACCAATTCCGACGTATATCCAACGCTCAATTCGCGCTTGCCGTCCTGCACCTTGCGGATAGTGGCGGCGTCGGTCAGCTTGATGCCGATCCGCAGATAATCGCCGTCGCGCAGCACTTCCTCGTTTGTGGTGCCAACCGACACCATGCGGGCCGTGTCAGCCGTTACCATATCAGCGGGGTGGTCATCAGTGACCGGCAGCAAGCCAAAGGTTTGCAGGCTGGTCTTGCGGAACACTTCATACTCGTCGCGGTAAACTGTCACCTTGTCCAGATCGGGCCGGTCCAACTCCACGCCAAGATAATCCTGCGTGCCTATCCGGGCGGTGCGAACATTGGCGACCAGATAGCCCTCGTCTGTGACCCGAACGGACCCAAGCGTGGCGGCGTCAAGCATTTTCATTCGTCTGCCTCTTCCGCGCCGTAGAACTCTTTTACTTTGCCTTCCAACCCGGGAAACGCCCCGCTTTCGGTCAGCGTGTTTACGATTGTATCCGCAAGCGCCTCTTGTGGCAATATATCCATGTCATAAAGCACTTTCACGCTTTCCACTAGCACTTTGCCCATGTCGGCCCTTTCTTTGGCGGTCGGCTGGAATAGCGGGCGCCAAGTCCAATGCAATTCGGGCGGGCGATTGCCCAGCGCCGAACGGATCAGGCATTCATTCAAAATTTCCATTGCAGGATCCAGATCGAGCTTTTGCATAACGCGTATCCGGTCAAAGTAAACTTTTTCATCGCCCGCGCCCGTTGCGTTCATACCCGCCGCCGCTATGCCAAATAGCCGGGTCATTGGCACGCCCGCCGCCGCCGCGACCATCTGCATAAAGCGGTCGATGATGTCCGGCAGAGTCGCAAAGCTGGCATTTTTCTGATCGTATGTATCGTCGGCGTCCATCAGCAGCGCGCCGTTGATGCCCTTGCCGCGCGCCGTCAGGCTGGTACGGGCAAGAACTATATCCTCATATGCCTGCCCGCCGCTGCGCAGCCCCTCGTTGAAGCCATTGATGCCGATCACGTCTACCTTGGCCTCGAACACAAGCGATGCGACATTTGCAATGGTAGCGTCCAGATTCCGCACGGCGCTGATAGTGGCATTCAGGGTGCTATCGCCCCATCCGGGGTGTGCGGAATATGTATCGTCTAGCACTTCTTCACCCATGGCAATGACAAGGCGGCTCGGGTGAATTTCAACCGATGCGCCCGTGGCCGGGTTCATCCGATACATGATCGGCTTGCCAAACCCAGGCAGACGCGGGTCGCGCTGGATTTGCCCCGCCGTGATTTCCGACCGATTCAATACCGCAAGATATTGCAGCCCCCCCTTGCCGATCCGGGCCGGAACCAGCGGCTTTGCTGCGTCCAGGTCCCGCGTGCCGATATAGATTGCAGCGCCACCGAACAGCCGCGCGCGCTTGAGGTTTTGCATCGTCTTGCCCTGCAAGCCCAGCCGCTTTTCTTCAGCTTCAATCGCGGTGATCTGTTCCGCGTTGGCCTGCCATTCGCGCCATTCACGGGTTGCATCCTCGGCGGGCAGGTCCACCACGTTGCGGGCAATGGCGCTGGTGCGATACATCGCAACAAGCTGATCATCGGCAATTGTGGCGTTGTAATAGTGAGTGTGCGCCGCCTTGTCCCGGTCTGTTCCGAGATTGGCGACAATGTTGCGCAGGCCGTCCATGATGGTCATTACATAGTTCCGATCCATGAATTATTAGGCTGTGCCAGTTCGCCGAACGCCCGCGTTGCCGCGTCTACCTGGTCCTTGAATTTGCCCATCGGGAACGTCTCCATTTCGTCCAGAAAGTCACGGTTCCAATCGCCTTTGACGATCATCACGTTTCCGGCTTCCGACTGCGCCGCCAATGGCAGGGCGCGTGTTTCCTTGTCGCCGCTCTCAGGGCTGGCGGTGTATGCAAACCCGGCAAGCTGCCGGATCAGGTATTGAGCCTGCGCCTTGCCCGCCTGTCCGGGGTCTTGCGGGATGCTGCCCTTAACGTCGCGCCCGTCCTGCGCCGCCGTGTTGACGATCAGCCTTTCAACGTCCGCAGCGCCGCCCTGTATGCGGGTCACGTGGCCGATGTAAAAACGCCCGTCATCAGCCCGCCCGATATTGACGCCCGCTGTCCATGCCGCCTGTGCGGACGCTGTGGCTGCTAAGTCCCAGCCCCGCACCCATCGGCAATTTGCCGGAGCCGCATCGACCACCGAGAACCATGCGCGCTTGAACATGCCGCCGCCGCGCGGGGTCGGCCGCTGTTGAAGCTGCCCGGCACTGGCATAGCTGCCCATCACCTTTTCAAGCTGCGCCACCTGCGCCTCGGGGAACCGTTCCGGGAAAAGCAACTCGCCATCATCGGTGCGAGGATCGGCATAGAACGGGGTCACGCAACGCCGCGCCGGTTCAAAGCGCATGGGCAGGCACAGGTGCGTATAGCCAAGCCCCCGGTCCAGTATCAGCCCGCTAGTGTCGCGGTCATGTAGCCTTTGCATGATGACAACGATAGCCGACTTGTCGTTGTTGACCCGCGTCGGCAGGGCCTCAGTGAACGTCCGTTCTGCTGCCAGTAGGGCCGCGTCTGAATTGGCGTCGTCTGCGGATAGCGGATCGTCCAGCTTTACCCGGTCCCCGCGCGAGCCGGTCATGCTGGCGAATGCCATCGCCTCTATTAGGCCGGTCTTGCTATTCTCGAACTTGGTCTTGGCGTTCTGGTCGCTGGTCAGGGCGATAGGCCACCGCGACTGATACCAATCCGACTGGATCAACCGGCGGCATTTCATCGCGTCCCGCACGGCCAAGTCCTGCTTATGAGCCGTTGCGATGTGTCGCAGGTCCGGCCTGCCCATCGGCCCCCATTCCCAAGCGGGCCATATAACATTGGTCAACAGGCTTTTCATCATGCCCGGCGGTACGTTCATCAGCAGCCGGGTTGTGTCGCCGCGCGATACCGCCTCCAGATGCGCGCAGATCGCGTCCAGTGCCCAGCCCCATTTGAGCGGGGTCGCCGGTTCCAGAACGTGCCAGGCCAGCTTTGCGAAGTTGGCAAGTGATCGGCGGCAATATGACCTTCCGAACGCTAGCTTATCCGCCTGAGTGAAGTTCAGGTGTTTCATTCATGGCCCCGATGATTTCTTCCAGAGCCGCGTCGGACAGACGGTCCGGGTCGATACTCACCTTGTGCATATGCTCGCCGTTCGGGCCGGGGCCTAGAACAGACACCGTCTCCGTCCACTTGCCGCGCGTCTTGAGCCAGAAGATTGCCGCCAGCGCACTGCGCGGGTTTGCCGCGTCGGTGGCCTGCTTATACAGCGTCTCAGCCACCTTGCTGTTGGCCTTGGCCGTCGCAAGGTCCAACTCATCGCGGTAGTATTTCGTCAGCGTCTCTTGGCACACCCCGATCACGCGGGCGATGTCAGGCTGCGGGATGCCGTATGCCGACATGCTCTCGACCGTGCGCCGGGTTTGCTGCGTCGGCTGGTGGCTAGGCATTACCATGTGCGGCCTCGGAATTTGGAGCGTGTGGGTCAGTGCTACCCTGCCGCTGTTCAGGCTGGTTGCCTGCCATCGCTTGCTTCACACGCTTGGGATAGGGTTTGGCCAGCGGGGCAATCTGCGCCCGCATGGCGTCGTCTAGGGGCATTAGGTATTTGTGCTTGTCCCCGGTTGCCACCTTCTCAACCCTCGGGTCGGAATGGCTTAGGCTTGGGAATGATGTTCGCAAGGCTTTTGCGTGCCAAACTTTGCCCCTGAATCGCAGGGATGGAACGCCCTTCATTGATCCTTCATAAACCCAGTTCCCGGCTTGATATATGCCGCCATGATGCCCTTGCATCTGGTCAGCATAGCTAACGATTAAACGCAGTCCGGGTTGGCTTGCTGTTAAGAATTTCAGTGCGAGTCTAACGATCCTAGATACTGGGGCTGCATGGCCGTCCTTAAGGGCGATGCGCGTCAACTCGATTGCCTCATTTATAGTCAACCCATAGGGCGAGCCTATTTTCGGATTAGCGCCATGCCCAAAGACGACAACACCAATGAAAGCGCCCGCCTCCCATGCCCCTAATGCCACTCGTTTTTGCAACCGACTTGGAAGGCATTTGCTATAATGCCAATTTTCACA